AAAAGCAGTTGTTCTTCCACCACCTGAGCCAATTTTAGCGGCACCGGCCTTAAAAATACTACCTAAAGCAACTAAAGCTGCACCCGCTGCTATTGCTAAAAATCCTGACGGCCCTTTAAAAGCTAATTTTACTTTTTCAAGTGTTACACCAATTTTAATAGCCAATTTACCTAGTTGTACTGCCATATTTCCAATAGTTCCCAAAAGTACTTTTGATAATTTACCGGCTAAATTACCTCCTCCGGTAATTGCGCTACCTAATGCAGCGCCTATTCCTGACGCTAAATTTTGTAAACCTCCAGTTACAATTTGTCCGGCTCTTTGGTTAAATTCCTCTGCTTGTTGTAGCGCTAATAGTCTATTTTCTGCTAAAACCGCTTGTTGTTCCGCCATAACAGTTGGGAGCCTTTCGGTATCGGCTGCAATCATATCGCTTATAGGTGTTTGAATTCCCGCACCGCTTACTCCTTCCGTTGCAGTTGTTGCCATCGGCCTTGTTGCAATACCACCGCCACCACTTACACTACTTGGAGTAACTCCACCTTTACTTGTTCCGGCACCACTAACCGCCATTTCAACTGGAATAACAATTTTTGCTATTGTTTTTTGTTGTAACGCTTCATTGAAATTATCTACAACAGAACTACCTAATGTTGAGGCGTCTGTTTTAATAGAATCAAATGCGCTTGTAACATTGTTTTTTAATCCATCGGCTAAATCTGTAAACCCTTGAACAATTTTATCTTTGTCAAAGGTAAAAATGCCCATAATAATATCGCCAATACCTTTAAATAATGTCATAAAATTATTTGCAAAGGTTTTTATTATTGTTGAAAAAGTAGAAAAAACAAACTTCCCAACGGCTAACATATTTTTAAAATTCATTATTAACGAATCAACCGCTAATTGTATAGGCAATGAATTATTGTATAATTCTATAAAATAGTTTCCTATTTTTACTAGAGCAGATTTTATACCCGCCCAATTTTTATAAATTACAACTGAAATTGCAGTTAATCCGGCAACTATTAAACCAATCGGGCCCATCATTACAGATAATGCCGCTCCAATAGCCGGAGCCATTGTCATTAATGTACCTATAATCGCTATAACTGGCCCTAAAGCCGCAGCGATACCCGCTAAAACAACTATTAATTTTTTTGTTTGTGGCGATAACGCTTTAAATTTTTCAGAAAGTGAAGTAAAAAAATCTCCTAATCTTTTTATCAATGGCGCTACTGTTATCATAATAACTTGACCAACCTCCATCAAAGACTCTTTCATTGCGTTAAAACCTTGCGTCATTTTAAATGATGCAGATTTAGCAGTTTTTTCAAACGCCTTATCGGTTGCGCCCATTGAATCAGTTAAAGCATCAAAAACCTTTTTATTATCCTCTAAACCGGCACCGGTTAAATCTAAAACACCTTTTAACGCTCTAATATTTGGAAATAATGCAGTTGTATCTTGTCCAGTCTGTTTTAAACCTTCTTGCAACATCACTAAAGTATCTAAAAGACCTTTTTCTCTCAATGATTGTTGAACGCCTTCAGTAGACATTCCCATAGCATCTAAAGCATCAACTGCCTGACTGCTAGGTTTTTTTAATGATGCTAATATTGCCGTCAATTGAGTTGCGCCGGTTGCGGCATCTGTTCCCGTTTTTGACATTGCGGCCATTGCAGCACCAACTTGGTCAAAAGAAACTCCCATATTTGACGCTAAAGGAATAACTCCACCCATTGCACCGGCTAACGCTGACGCTTCAAGTTTACCCTCTCTAACTGCGGCCGTTAATATATCTGTTGCCCCGGATGCAGATAAACTTTCTGAGCCGTATGCGTTCATCGCTGAAGTTGATAAATCAGCTATTGTTTTTGTTTCTCCTAAACCTACTGCCGCTGCTTTTAAAGACATTTCTAAAACATCCATTGCCTCTTTACCACGTAAACCCGCAGAGGTTATAAAAAACAATGCTTCGGCTGCCTCTCTTGAACTTTTACCAGTATCAACCGCCATTTTTTTAGCGGCTTCGCCCATTTCTGAAACCTTGTCAGCAGTAACACCTACAAGCGCTTGAATTGAAGTCATAGACTTGTCAAAATCAAAAGCCATCTTTGTAGCAGCACCACCGGCTGCAACTAACGGCAAAGTCAATCTAGTTGATAATGACTTCCCAACGCTTTGCATCTTTGAGCCAAAACTTGACAATTTAGAACTCGCAGAACTAAGCGCATTTTTTAACTTGGAAGAATCTCCGGTAATATTTATTTTTAAATTCTGTTCGGCCATAGTATTAAATAAGTTGAAACAAAAATACAAAAAAAAAGACGCTTTTATTTTAACGTCTTTTTATTAGTCATTGATTGATATTTTGACATAAAAGCATCCATTTGCTCTTTAGTAGATTTAGGCTCTGCCCTTTTCTTTTTTCTTGCATTATCGCTTGGTAATTTAAATAAATCTTCAGGCTTTAACATCTGAGATCTTTTCTCACATTGCACGTTGTGAATCATTACGGCAATGTAACGAGTTTGCTCCCAATTTAAATTGATATTGTTATGATAGTGTTGGGCGATTAAAGCATTTTCCCTCCAAGTTTGCCGCCAAAAATCGTCAGGCTTAATTCCAACTAATCCAATGTAATGGTCAGTTAGGCTTTCAAAATTTATTGTTTCTTTGACGGCTGACGCTTTCCCTTAGTTTCAGTTTCGCCATTTAAACTATTACCTAAAATTTTAGATTGTAACATTACCTCAACAATCTCATTTATTTTTTCGGCGTCTAATTCATCTAACCAAGCGCCAACAGTAAATAAATTATAATCTATTTCGTTTCCGTTTTCTTGGTCGTTTGCTAAAATTGCTGAATAAACTAAGGCTCTTAATCCTTTTATTGATATTCCGTTTTGAAATGCTCCGCCAATATCGGCTAGACTGATTCCTAATTGCTCGGTAAATTCCGACCAAAAGTTCATTGAAAAATGTAGAGTTCTGTTTTTGTTACCGACTTTGATGTCAATGTAACCCCTTTTTTTGTTTGTCATTTTTTAAGGTTTAAAATTAATATAAAAAAAAGCCGTCGCCAAATATTGACGGCGGCCTATATGATAAAAACTAATTATTATTAGTTAGTTGATTTTGTGATTGCTCCAGTGATAGTTAAAGAGCCACTGTAAGTAACTGCAGCTTCCATCTCAGCAGACATTTCAACACTAGATAAAAATGCTTCAGCAGTATAAACCGCGTCTCCAGTTTCAGCAGTTCCAAATACGCAAGTTAATTGAGTTCTAGCTAAAAGAAAATCAGCCATCTCAATAGCATTTGACGCATCGTCATATACTACTAATCCCTCGAAAGAAATTTCTCCTCCTTTTACGCCTCCGATATACTCAGAAAATCCGTTTGAATCTTTAGTTGTAGCTTCCGGCGTGTCCATTGATAAAGACATTGAACAACTTGTAGTGTGTCCAACTGTGGCACCTTCCACTGTTAAAATTAAGTTAGTTCCGTTAAATACTCCGGTTGTAGCCATTTATGTAATTTTTAATATTATTAATTTTGTGTAAATATACGAAAATATTTATTTATCAAAATAGTTTAATTTATTGTCCTATTATTTTATTAATCATTGTTTGTATCTCTTTAGGATCTACATTTAACCTCATTGATAAACCACCTTGCCATACTCTTTTTAGCTTATTACTTTCATCAAATAATATTATTGCCGGAACAGATTTCACTTGTTGTTTAAACTTCTTTGGTTGGTCATCATAATTAACTCTTAAAACTCTTACGTTTTTAAGTGTGTTTAAATGTTTATAATCGTTGCTTTTATTCCAACTTGAATTAACATACAATAAGGTTACATCTTGAGAGTATAGACTTACATAAAATAAAAGTAATATAACAAGTAAAAAGGTTTTCATAATTATCTTTTTATAATTTGGAATAGTTTCTCGTCTATCTTATCTAACTTCTCACTATTCTTATTTACTTTCTCGTTAATGTTTATTATCGTTGTACGAACTAACTCGTCTTTTAATTCATACTCTGATTTCTTTATTTCAGGCTCCGGAAGTTGCTTTGCTAATTCAATATCTGATTGTAAAGCAAAATAAACAGATGCAATTGAAACGGCGCCAACAACAATAATACCAATAGTTTTTAAGTCTAATTGTACTTGTGTATCTTCTGATATTTTATTAGCCATTTTTATTTTGTTTGCTCATATTAATAATTTTCATAATTGTGTACACAATAGATACTAAAAGTAAAGTTAATTTTAACCATTGTTCTATATTAGAAAAACTAACCATAAAGGTTATAAAGTTTAAAGCACCCAATTTAATATCTTGCATATCCACTTTAATTAGATTTTATGTGAATCGTAGTCTAGACCATAGAAAGAATGTACACCATTACCTTCAATGTCTATTGCGTAGGATTTCCAACCATAAGGATGGTCAACCGATGTTACCTCTGGAGTTACTACCATACCATCTTCATCTAAAACTGCTTCTTCTTCTATTGTAGTAATATCTGCATCGTTCCAACATACGTCAATATGCCAACCTTCTGATAATACTGGAGCAGTTACTTCTTCTCCTTCTTCGTCATATTCCCCTTGTTCAAGAACAATATTTCCTAGTTGTACAATAGTACTTTTGTGAGTTGGATATTCGTTTCCATCTTCATCAGTTGCAGTTCCAAGAGCATCAATTTTACTTTGTGCTTGTTCTCTTGAATCAAATTTGTATTTACTTATTCTCATTACTTATTTATTTTAACTTTTGGTTATAACTATTAGTTATTATATTATCTGTATAGTTTTTTTAATTTTCTTATCTTATTTCTTTCCTTATGTAAAGATTTACTCTTGTTGTTATTATAGATGTAATTGTTACACTTGTGTTAATGCTTGTAATTCAGCGTTTGATAATCTTGTGTTGTAAAGTTTTACTTCATTGTGATTTAAAGAGCCACTATTTGTTCCACTTGTACTGTATAAATCTAAATGATTTGTTGATGGAACAGTTGCAGATGTATCGCTTCCGACAATAGAACCATCTATATATAAAATGTAATCATTTAATTTGTATGCAAATGCAATTTTATGTATTCCAGACGTTAAACCATAGTTAGTACTATCTATATTCACAACAAGAGAACTTCCAGAAAAACTAGTTGCTTGCACCCTACCAGTATTGTAAAAATCTATTGATATTTTATTTGCAGAAGGCGATGCAAAATTAAAAATATTAAAACCACTATAAGTTCCAACACTTTCAATACTCGGTATATTAATTTCAGCATACATTGTCCCCTCTGTTTGTCCTATAACACCATCTGGTGGAGTTTGACTACAACTATCAACCAACCTCGTTACTGTACTTCCCGATGTAGAAATTGCCGATGTGCTATAACTTCCCGCTTCTACTTGTGATCCATAGATGTAAACACCCTTTAAGCCATCTCCTTGATAACTTGGTATAGTATTACTTGAAACTTCTGAATCTGATAAATACAATTTAAAAAGCCTTGTATTATATCCTGATGAAGGATGTGTTATTGAAACCCTATACCACCCATTACTTAAAGATGTAATTGTTGCATCTCCGTTTGTATTATTAAAGGTTACAGAGCCACTTCCATTTAAGTAAAAACCATATTGGTCATTTTCAGAACCTCTTGAATTAGTGTATAATGATATGTGTTTTCTACCATTTTCTTTCACATACATACTAAAAGAATTATTCCCACTATTTACAAGTACTGTTGCGCTTATGCTATGATTTCCATTATTCGTACCCTCAACTAACTTATAAGCATTATTAGTTCCATCAGGCGATGTAAAGCCTTGTACTTCTTTAACAGATACGTTGTCTATTGAGCCTGTGAAAGATACAATACCATCAAAATATAATCTATCATCTCCTAACGCTTCTATGTACTCTATGTATGTTCCATTAGCACTCCTTATACTGCCTACAGAAACATTCCCACTTCCTAGCTCTATCCTGACAGAACCACTAACGTAGTTTGATATAGTGTAAACCACCTCGTATATCTTACCTGACACCAATCCCGTATTTATTTGAAAAGCTGTTGAAGTTGTTGAGGAACCGTTAAGAGAACCTCCGCTAATTGTCCACCCTGCCCCTTTATTCCAATCACTATCAGTATCAAAACCACCATTAGTAATTAACTCACTACCTTGAGTACTTGGGTCTGCTTGAATACTAGCACCACTCTTTGTCCAATAAGAATTAGGAAAAGATTCAGATTGTGTTATTAGGTTAGTCCTACTTGGCTCTAACAACATAGCACCTTTAGTATTATTTAAGTAATCTACTCTTGGTTGCCCACTACCTACTTCTTCAATTAAACCATCTTTATTTATAACAGTAGCCTTTGATGCTCTACTAAAATTAAATAGTAAAGGTTTGTAATTACTATTTTCATCATTATAGGCAAGGATAGTATCTTTCTTTCCATACCATTCTCCATTACCAAATTTTAATGTGTTTGCCATCTTATAATTCGTTTAAATTTAATACTGTTACTAATTCGTTTAATGACCTATAACTTGTGAGATATTCTAATTCTTCGTCTGTTAAAATTGTATCGTAGTAGCCAATTTCTTTTGTTTTAAGATATGCAAACAACCCAAAACCTCCACCTAATTCAAATTCAAATGCGTTTAATCCACTTGGAGTTACGCTTGATGATGTATTTGTTGCAACTTTAAATCCGTTCAAATACAATTTATAATTATTTGATTTGTAACTAACAGATATTTTATTAATTGTAGATGATATAGGTGCAATTAATTCTACACCAGAATTTATATATGCTTTTATGTTAGTAGTTTGACGTTGTATTAGTACTCTTTGATTATTAGTACCGTCATTTAAACCAAAATAATCACCACCAGATAAGGTTAAGTAATCTACATTAGCAAACAAAACTCCCTCACTATCATTAAACACTTCACTATTACCAGCACCACTTGCAGTATCAGCAGCACGTGTGACTGTTGAGCCAGAGGTTGGGATGTAGGATGTCGGAAATGAATTTACTTCGAGTTGCGCACCCCAAATAGAAATATCTGCATAACTATCTGTTAATATTCCTCCAAAATCAAATAAACCTAAATGAATTCTATCCGCAGATGAAGAAACTGTTGTGCTTAATTCAATTCTCTGCCAAGAATTATTAGCTATAACTTCAATAGGGCTTAAACTTCCATTATAAACCAATATCTTATAATTGTCTAATGTATTAGATTTAATATAAAAACTTATAGATGAATCGTGAGGACTTGGTAATCCACTTATGTTTGTTCTAATCATTGAAATATTACTTCCACTTACCGAAGGAGCATCAAGAACTACCCTCGATGCATTTTGCGTTCCATCTGGAGAAATAGCATAGTTACTTGTTATAGATGGAGAAACTCCAGTGCCACCAGTTATTTTTAACCAAGAACTTTGACTAATATCTTCTGAATAAGTAACAAAGTTTGTAGCACTATTCTCTAATAATAAAACACCATCTGCACTATCTGTATAATCTATTCTTGGTACATCATTACCAACTACTTCTATTAAACCCTCTTTGTTTACTCTTGTTGCAATACTATCTCTAGTAGTTGTAAAAGGTAAAGGTTTATAGTTATTATTCTCGTCATTATAAGCTAACGTAGAGCCTTCTTTTGTCGCCCAAGTTCCGTTACCGAATTTAAGTTTCTGTGCCATATTATTCTATTGTGTATAATTGTCCGTTAGCCATATCTGTAAAAGATGTCCAAGAACTGATTTTTTCTAACTCGCTATCTGTTAATGCTGAATTGTAGTATTGTACTTGTTTAGTGTTTCCGTTAAAAGGACTTACCGAACCATAACCAATATCAAAATTTAATCTGTTTAAAGTTCCACTTGGAAAAACAATACCACTTGTATCAACACCTATTTTAAAACCATTTACCCAAGCACTAAAATCATTTGCTTTGTATTTTATTAAACATTTATTAAATAATGATGTAGGAACACTTGCAGTTATAGCACATTGATTTGCTCCCCCAACATTAACATACGCGACTATTTGATTTGCATTATCAATTCGTATTGAAATTGCATTTGATGATGAATTATCTCCTATAGTTATTGTTCTTAAACTACTAATATCAGCCAAAGCACTTATCTCTGCCATCAAA